CAAAAACAACCGGTCTGGAAACCGAAGATGCACTGGCACTGGCTGACAGGGCAATGATTGCGGTGGCTGATAGTGCTGCATTCTATGACAGAACACTGGAAGAAACCACAGAATCATTGCAATCATTCCTGAAAGGGAACTATGAAAACGATGCTGCCCTGGGGCTTTCGTGTACTGAAACAACAAGAAATGCAGCAGCGAATGAACTTTATGGAAAGTCATTCCAGGACTTATCAGAAGCACAGAAACAGTTGACATTGTTAAAAATGGTCGAAGATGCAAATGCGCTTTCAGGTGCGTTAGGGCAAGCATCGAGGGAATCGGACACATGGACAAATCAAACTGGAAATCTGAAGCAAGCATGGACCGATTTGCAGTCAACGTTGGGGGCATCTATTCTTCCGGTAGTTACACGGTTTGTGGGTGCGCTTGCTGAAAACCTTGGTGTGGTGACAGAAAAGGTCGGTGGGTTCTTAGCAAAAATCAGTGATGCAGAAGTGGTTGCTGGTGCGTTCAAAAATACTTTGACAGCAATTTTTGGAGAAGAAACGGTTGCATCTATTCTTGGGTTGTTTCAGACAATCCAAGATAATGCAGCACCATTTTATGAAACAATGCAATCGGGTTTTCAAGTTTTGTGGGATGTGTGCCTGACTGTATGGGAAACTATCGGTCAACCTATATGGGATATGATTTCGGGTGCAATCGGGAAAGTTGCAGATTTGTTCGCTAAAAATATGCCAGCTATTTTGGGATTTTTCCAAAAAGCAATAGCCGGAATCAAGGACACCTGGGAAAATCATCTGAAGCCTGTGTTCGAATTGATAGGCACATTTCTTGAAACCATACTGAAGCCGATTTTCGAAGTGGTATTCGATGCGATCCTTGGCTATGTGAAATTTGCATTTGAACAAATAGGTGCAATTTGGACCGATGTTCTGAAACCTGTGTTTGATGGAATCTGTGATTTTATCGTGAATATCTTTTCAGGGAACTGGAAGGGAGCCTGGGAAGGGATTGTGAATACCTTTGATACGGTGTTCGGCAACCTTGTGAATATTGCAAAAAGACCGATAAATGAAGTGATTAAATTAGTCAATAAAATGATTGATGCCATCAACAGTGTGTCTTTCGATATCCCGGATTGGGTGCCGGGGCTTGGTGGTCAATCCTTCGGATTCAATCTTTCCCATGTGCCGCTGCTTGCAAAGGGTGGTGTATTGGAGAAAGGGCAGGTTGGTTTGTTGGAAGGAAGCGGTGCTGAAGCCGTGGTTCCTTTAGAAAACAACACTGAATGGATCACAAAGGTTGCACATCAGTTCAACGGTGTTCCGGGAAATAATGCAGTCCTTGAAAAGATTCTTGATGTCCTGCTTGAAATCCGGAATGCACTGCCGGAGGAACTGGCAGATGCCGTTGCACAGTTGAAATTTGAAATAAGCAACCGTGAATTTGCCCGGTTGGTGAAGGCGGTGGATTGATATGCTGGAACAAGTAAAATATAGGAACCATCTTGGCGAAGAAGTCACCTTTGGAAAGGGTGGCATTTTTGTCAATGAAAACGATTTGCGTGATTTTGCATGGTCATACACTGCCAAAAATAACCGGATTTCCTCTTTTCAGAAGGGGGTTGTGAAAAAGACACTTCCGGTGATTCTTGCTTGCAATACTGAAGCAGAAGGAATCATCAAACGGAATCAACTGTTTGAAATCTGTGAAAAGGATGTGCTGGCACACCAGCATGGAAAATTCATCATTGGTGATTATTATTTGAAGTGCTACATTGTCGGCAGTAAAAAGTCGGACTATCTGATGAACAACCGGGTGCTGAAATTGAAACTTTCCATTGTGACGGATTCCCCGGCATGGGTGAAGGAAAGCGTGAACATCTTCCGCAGGTTGGATAGTGTTATTGTGGACGAAAATGCCGGAAGCAACCTGGACTTTCCACATGATTTTCCGTTTGATTTTGCTTCAGAGGTAACGAACCGGGATATTATCAATGATGATTTCGTTTCAACGAACTTCAGAATGACTATCTATGGACCATGCACGAATCCGGAAATCTATGTTGGCGGTCACTGCTATGCAGTCAACACAGAACTGCTGGCGAATGAACATCTGATTGTGGATTCGGCTGCAAAGACCATCACACTGTATCACACAAACGGTGACCAGGTGAATTGTTTCAACAACCGGAGCCGGGAACACTATGTGTTCGAAAAGATTCCTTCCGGTGCCAATGCGGTCACCTGGGAAGGGGATTTCGGCTTTGATATCACACTTCTTGAAGAAAGGAGTGAACCGAAGTGGACTTGATTCACATGAATAAATCCAGGGAAGATGTCGGTGTGATGAAGAATTACACGCTGGACCTTGCCTTCGGTTCCGGGGAAAATGATTTCGAATGTGTGATTCCATCCGGGAGCCATTGCTGTGAAGAAGGTTTCTTCCTATATATAGAAGGAACAGAATATGGTGGTATAATTGACAGCATCAAAGTGGACACGGCAGCTTCGGAAATAACGTACATCGGCAGAACATGGCACGGCATCCTGGAATCGAAGATAATTGAACCGGGAGCCGGGGAAGATTACCTGGTGATGGATGGTGAAGCAAATGAACAGCTTGCCTTCCTGATTGATAGGTTGGGGCTGGGTGATTTGTTCACCGTGTCAAAAGCGGATTCCGGCATTGAAGTATCGAACTATAAAATGAATCGTTACATCGAAGGGTACACCGGAATCAGAAAGATGCTGAAGGCATCCGGGGCAAAACTGCACATAACATTTGAAAAGGGCATGGTCGAACTTTCGGCTGTGCCTTTCGTTGATTATTCGGAGGATGAACAGTTTGACGAAGATCAGATTGAATTTATCATCAAGAAGAATCACAGACCTGTCAACCATGTAATTTGCCTTGGCGGTGGAGAACTGGCAGAGCGTGAAGTGGTTCATGTGTATGCAGACGAAGCCGGAGGAATCAGTGATGTGCAGGTGTTCACCGGACTGGATGAAATCACGGCAAAATATGATTATACCAACGCAGAATCCACGGAAGAACTGAAGCAGGGTGGAATTGATATCATCAAGGAATCCTGGGCATCGGATGAAGTGTCCATTGATTTTGATTCGGATGCATCGGGGTATGATATCGGGGATATTGTGGGAGCGAAGGAAAGAATCACAGGAATTGAAGTGGCTGCCCACATCACAAAGAAAATTGTAAAAATCAAAAGTGAAAGTATAACAATAAGTTACAAGGTAGGTGAATAAAGATGGCTTTACATTTAGTGACCGGATATGCCGGGAAAGAACACGTTACCGCAGCAGACCAGGGTGCATTCAACGTTGCCATGCTGATTGATGGTGATTATGTGCTAAACCGTGGCGAAAAGTTCGCTGCAACCATCGTGACAAACAACCTGATTAAAGTCATGGACGGTGAAATCATCATGCAGGGAAGATATATCCGACTGGATAGCGGTTCCTTTGCAGAAGTTGCCATTGACAACGGAACACAAGACTACAAGCGGAATGACCTGATTGTGTGCAGATACACCAAGAGATCCTCAACCGGAGTGGAAAGCGCAGACATTGTGGTTATTAAGGGAACACCGGACAGCGCACTTGCACTTGATCCGGAATACACCGTGGGTGACACATTGCATGGTGATTTGGTCCATGATATGCCATTGTACCGGGTGCCGATTGATGGGCTGAATGTAGGAAAACTGGAACAGCTGTTTGAAGTTGTGGACAGCTTCAGCGCACAGATGGCAGCGAAGGCAGAAAAGGAACACAGTCACACGAAGGATGATATCGAGGATTTCGAGCATTCGCATTCCGTGGATGATATTGAGGATTTCCCGGAAACCATGCCACCATCCTCACACAAGCACACAACATCGGATATTTCGAATTTTCCATCAGCCATGACACCAACGGCACACAACCAGGCAGCTTCCACCATTACAACCGGAACATTTGGCGGTGCAGTAGTTGCAAATGCTTCCGCAGTGGCTGCACTTGGCACAAAGCAGGTGCGGAATATCTATGCCGGAACTGCTGAACTGACAGCCGGAACATCGGAATTGCCTTCCGGTGACATCTATTTTCAGATTAAGTCCTAGGGGGGTGCTGATATGGCAAATATGATAGGTGTCAGCAACGTTTCACAGGAGATTGTGAAGGGATGGATAGGGGATGCAAATGGTGTTGCACAGGAAATTATTGCAGGATGGATAGGGGATGCAAACGGTGTTGCACAGGAGTTGTGTTTCAAAAATGGTTTGGGCTTGTTTATTGCTGGCGGTGGTGAGTATGGCACAGTAAAAATGTCCGGTGATGGCATAACATGGGCAAGTTATGATATGACAGTTGATGGTGCTACAAGTCAAAATCACATCATGGGTTCCCTTGCTTATGGAAACGGAATTTTTGTTGCTACAATAAACAGCAAACTGTGCTATTCGTACGATGGTGTTAATTATTACACTGCAACAATAACCACTTCTGTAACAAACAGCTATTATCAAGTTGTTTTTGGTAAGGGTAAATTCGTAGTAAGAGGAACTGGTGCAACGTACTATTCCACTAATGGCATAACGTGGACTGAAACTTACGTAAGCACTGCAAGCCTTTACAAACCAAAAACTGATGGTGGTCGGTTACGGTTTGTGAATGATAAATTTATTTATATTGAAAGTGGAAAATGTGAGTATTCCGAGAACGGTGTTACATGGGTTACAAAAAATGCACCTACAACAGCAGTGATATACGATATAACCTATGCATTCGGTAAGTACGTAGCAGTTAGTTACGGTGGGCAGTTTTGGTATTCAACCGATTTACTCACATGGACACAGGTAACTAAGACTAGCGGTGTATCTATTAGCGCACGTGCCCTTGAAGTTGGAAACAACATTTTAGTTGCTTTAGGTTATGGTGAAAGTTCGGCATATACTGACGGTGTATACCTTGACAGTTCTTTAAAGCAAGCTCACGTTACAGGGCTTACTGGTGCTTCAAGTTATGACAATGCTTTTGCTAATGTGGCTTATCATGAAAAGTTTGTTACAGTCGGAAGGCGGTATTTTGCCTATTCAATAGACGGAAAAACATGGACACAAGTTGTACTGATGGAAAGTATGTATGCTTTGATTTACGCATAATGGTTAGGAGGTAAACATGAAAATATTAGTAGCAAGCACAGGCAGAATCGAAGCAAGTGCATCGGGCTTTTTGTTCGGGGCATGGGAAGAAAACGATATAAAGGATGGTATTGCTGTTCACAAGTGGAAAATCATGGACAGCAACGGAACCACGGTGGGATATAAGATAGATGATAATGCCTTGGCTATTTACGGCATGGCAGAACCATCCTTCCAGGTGCATGAAATCGAAGCATTCCCGGATGATTATGTTTCCGGTAAATATTTATTTATTGGCGGTGCTTTCGTTGAAAATACTGGCTATGTTCCACCGGAGCCGACACCGGATGAAAAGATTGCAGCACTGGAAGCGAAGAATACAGAACTTGAAATGAAGATTGCCATGCAGAACGAAGCAATGAACGAATTATTCACAGTTATTCTGCCGGAATTATATCCGGTTTTAGAATAAACAAAAAATGAGATTGGAGGAAAGAACTATGGCAGCATTTATCGCAAACGCAATTATTGATGCAGCAGACATCAGCATCGAGGAAGGACAGGAATTATATCGTGCCTACTTTATTAAAACTAAGATGTGGGCAAGATATAAGGAAACGGTCGATGCCATCCTTCGTGTAGAAGGCAAGGCAGACTGTATTGTTACAGAGTAACACCAGCACGGATGCCATGGAGCATCTTTTTTTGTGCCTGAAAACAGGCAGAAAGGGAAATGATGAAAGGAATCAAATTCGGGAACTATCATTCATACGATGATTTTTCCCTTATCCTTTCACAAAAGACAATCAGCGCACCATCACCAAAGGTGGAATCCATTGAAATCCCCGGCGGTGATGGTGTCCTGGATTTAACAGATTTTTTTGGAGAAGTAAAGTATAACAACCGGGAACTGTCCTTTGAATTTTCATGTATTGTTCCACAGGATGAATTTCTTGCTTTGTTTTCACGGATTCAGAATGCCATCCACGGAAGGAAGATGCAGATTGTGCTTGATGATGATCCTGAATGGTATTACATTGGCAGGGTAACGGTTCCGGAGTGGAAAACAGAAAAGAGCATCGGCAAACTGACCATTGAATGTGATTGTGAGCCTTACAAAATGAAACTGGCAGAAACAGTGGTGGCAAAGGCGGTGGCATCATCGGCAACCATTATTCTGACGAATAGCCGGAAAAGGGTGGTGCCGGAAATAACCACGAATGCAGAAATGACCTTTTCCTTCGGAACATATTCGGGAACCTTCAGTGCCGGAACATTCATCATTCCGGAATTGGAACTGGTGGAAGGTGAAAACACTGTGAAAGTGACAGGAACCGGGAATGTGTCCTTCCGATATAGGGAAGGGGGCTTGTGATGTATCGTGTTTATTGCGACAATGCCCTTCTTTACAATGACCAGTTGGAAGCATACAAGATTTTTGATGCCGAAGCGGAACTGGAACTGAATCAGATAGGACATTTTAATTTTGCCATTTACAACAATCATCCGAACTTCGACAGGCTGAAAAGGCTGAAATCTATCATCGAAGTGTTCCAGGATGATTTTTTGCTTTTTAGGGGCAGAATCTTGAACGATGCACAGGGATTCTATAATGAAAAGCAGGTGGAATGCGAATGTGAACTTGCCTTCCTGGTGGATTCCATTCAAAGACCATACGATTTCCAAGGAACACCGGGGGAATTATTCACACAGTTCATCACGAACCACAATGCACAGGTGGATGCTACACATCAATTCATCGTAGGAAATATCACGGTCACTGATCCGAATGATTACATTGCCCGGAGTGATTCGGAATATCTGAACACTTGGGATTCCATTCATAAGAAACTGATAGAAACGCATGGTGGATATTTGTGGGTAAGGCATGAAACTGATGGTGTGTATATTGATTATTTGAAGGAACTGAATTTCCTTGCACCACAGAAAATCGAGTTTGGGAAGAATCTGCTGGATTTGAAAAGGGAAACCAAGGGTGAGGATATAGCAACAGCAATCATTCCGCTTGGAGCCAAGGAAGAAGGCAGTGAATCCCGGCTGAACATCACTTCTGTGAACAATGGTGTGGATTTTGTGTATAACCAGGAAGCTGTGGATGCTTACGGATGGATTTTTCGTGTGCAGACCTGGGATGATGTGACCGAAGCAGAAAATCTTCTGACAAAGGCAAATGAAGCCCTTCGGGAGCAGATGCAGATGCTTTATACACTGGAACTGAATGCAGCAGACCTTGCAACGGTGGATAAAACCGTGGAATCCTTCCACCTTGGCACACAGGTCCAGGTGACAACGAATCCGCATTCTATTGACCAGCGGTTCCAAGTGTCAAAACTGAAGATTTCATTGTTGAATCCGGCATCGAATCGGCTGACATTGGGGGATGCGTTTCTGACCATGACAGAACGAGCCGTAATGGGGCAAATTTCAACGGAAAATAAGTTGGTGGATATTTCTTCGGGTTTGGAAGAAAAACTGAATTTGGGGCTTACAGAGACGGAAAGGAAGCTGTCTGCACAAATCCTTGCCACATCGGAAAGTATTATGACAACACTTTCTGATGATGTGTACATGAAGGATGATGTGGAAGCACTGGTTTCTTCGGTAAGCACACAAATCACGCAAACGGCAGAGGATGCAGAAATCCGGTTCACTGAAATTTCAAAGAACATTGATGATGTCGCTGCCGGAACCGATGCACAATTTGAGGAAATAAGCAAATACATTCGTTTTGTGGATGGGAATATTGTCCTTGGCGAAGATGGGAACACACTGACATTGCAGATTGCAAATGACCGGATATCTTTCCTTGATTCTGGGCAGGAAGTGGCATATTTCAGCAATTCGAAACTGTATGTGACGGATGCGGAGATTCTGCATTCCCTTCAGCTTGGCAATTTTGCATTCATGCCACGAAGCAACGGCAATATTTCGTTCAAGAAAATTTAGTTAGGGGGCATATATGGCAACATCAAGTGCTATGTCAACTACTAATGATAAAATCAAGTACACTATCACGATAACACAGAACAGCCGGAATGTGTCGGCAAATACATCCAGTGTCACTGTATCAGTCCGGGTATATCGTACCAATACCGGATATACAACCTACGGCACCGGAACTGTATATTGCACGATAAACGGCACACAGTACACGGAAGCAATCACATCTTCCGACAAGATAACATCATCCGGCATTGTGCTTTTCAGCAAAACACTGAACATTGCCCACAATGCAGATGGCACAAAGACACTGGCAACATCCGCAAGGATAACACACGACCAGTTTTCATCGAGCAGCCAGTCCTATTCACAGGTACTGACAGCAATTCCAAGGGCAACAACACCGACAGTTTCCGCAACATCGGTGAACATGGGTGCAAGCATTACAGTGACCATGAGCCGGGCATCAGGCAGTTTCACACATGACCTGACATATAAATTCGGTTCTGCTACCGGAACAATCGGAACAGACCTTGGAACATCAAAGGCATGGACAGTTCCTTTGTCACTGGCAAGTCAGATTCCATCCGGAACATCCGGCACCTGCACCATCACTTGCAAAACCTATAATGGAAGCACGTTAATCGGCACCAAGACTGTATCTTTCACAGCCAAGGTGCCTTCTTCAGTTGTACCGACAATCAGCAGCGTGGCGGTGGCAGATACAAATTCAGCCTATGCAACAAAGTTCGGAAGCCTTGTGCAGAATAAGTCAAAGGCGAAGTTCACAATCACAGCATCCGGGGCTTATGGTTCCACGATTACTGCATACAAAACAGTGATTGAAGGGAAAACCTACACCGGAGCCACACCGACAACGGCAGTATTGACCGGAAGCGGAACTGTGACTGCCACAATCACGGTGACAGATAGCAGAGGAAGGACAGCATCAACAACAAAATCCTTTGCGCTGCTGGCATACACTGCACCGAAGGTCACAACATTTGATGCATACAGAACGGATGCGGAAGGTGCCGTGAATTATGAAGGAAGCAATGCAAAAATCACAGTGAATTTCACCATTGCTTCAGTGAGCAGCAAGAACACAAATTCATACAAAATCGAATACAAGCTGCAATCGGCAACGGCATGGACATCCCTGGCAAGCGGAACCGGGTATACCTACAATCAAAGCATTGTCACAGATGCGGTTTTTAATCCAAACTATGCCTATGACATCCGGCTGACAGTAACCGACTACTTCGGAAGTGTCACCAAGGTGTCGGAGATTCCGACTGCTTTCACATTGCTGGATTTCAATGCATCCGGCAGGGGTGTTGCATTTGGCAAGGTGTCTGAAAAGGAAGGTGTGGAATTTGCCCTTCCGGCATACTTTTCCACAGTCCCTGTCATAAACGGTGGAAGCAAAATATTGTGGTCGGGTTCATGGTATATGACCGCAGACCATAAAGCAACACTATCTGAAACTGTATCAGAGCAGCTATCCGGCATTGTTCTTGTATTCAGCAGAATTGTTGATGGTGTTGTGCAAGACACAAACTTTCACCAGTTCTTCATATCAAAGGCACTTATCACTGAAAAGAATGGATATGGTCACACGTTCATTTTATCGGCAAACAAATTTTTAACGATAGCAACAAAATATCTTTATATCAGCAATACGCACATCACAGGTCATGCAGACAATAGTGCCAGCGGAACAGCAAATGGCATCACGTATGCCAATAACAGCTTTGTTTTGCGCTATGTAATAGGGGTTTAACATCACACAAGAAGAAAGGGAAGCATCATGGAAGGAATTATCGCAGGAGCAGTATCGGCTGCAATCACAGGAATTGTCACATTGGCGGTTTGTTTAATCAATAATCGGTATCAGTCGAACAGTACAAAGAAACTGATAGAGTACAAAATAGACGAACTGACAAAGAAAGTGGAAAAACATAATAATGTCATTGAGCGTGTCTACAGACTGGAACAGAGAGATGCGGTTCACGAAGAACAGATCAAGGTTGCGAATCACCGCATTGATGATTTAGAGAAAGCACAGTAATGAGAAAGGGCAGTCCATGTGGCTGCCCTGCTTTTTTATGCTATTTCTAATGTGGAAACCGATACTTCATAGGCGGTTCTTTTTTCTTCGTTCTTGGAATATTCCCGGCTTTGGATTCTTCCGGCAAATCTCACATAATCACCGATAACCAATGATTCCGCAAACCGGGCATTTCTTCCCCAACAGATACAAGGGATATAGTCTGATTTTCCGTATGGTCGATTGACTGCAAGCATGACATCGGCAATTTCCCTTCCAAGTGGAGTTTTGCGGTAGATAGGCGGTTTGCAGATGTAACCTTCCAGGGCTACACTGTTTGTGTTGCCATCGTCAATCCATTCATATTCCTGGGCGAAAATGTATAATACCAGGCGGTTTCTGATTTCATCCGGCTGATTGTATGACCGGAACTGCCCGGTGATCCGGATGCACACATTTATGTAATTCTCATTTGTATTGATGATTCTTTCAGAGAACAGCACCGGGAGCAGGTCAACGGCACCACTGGACCGTTTCACTGCAAGCTGTGCGGTGAAAAACTTTTCTCCGAATACTTCGTGACTGAATGCGAATTTCGATGCTATCCAGCCGGACACTGTTACTTGATTGTTGCTTTTCATGGTGTGTTCCTCCTATTATTCTTTTGGTGTCTTTAGTAATAACCGAAGAATAAGGTCAAGCAATGAAATATCCTGGCACTTATTCAACTGGTCGATGATTAGTTGGACATATTCTTCTTTCATGCACTTATCCTTTCACAGAATATTCTAAAAACATAATCAGATTTTATTCCACATATTGACAAAAAGAAATATTGTTGGTAACATTTTCTTGTGTCGAATGCTGGCGATGTTGTGTCGGCAATGACACGTTTTTACAAAGGAGAAGAATATGGAACACATAATAAGTGCAAGGCTTAAAGAGCAGCTTGCGGAAAAAAATATGTCTTGGCATGAATTGGCTGAACAGGCAAACATCCCGGAAGATACCATGCGCAACATCTACTATGGCAAAGTAAAGGATTCAAAAGCCACTACACTATTAAACATTTCCAGGGTTTTGGGGTGTTCGGTGAATTGGCTGATGGGTGAGCCGATAATGACACCGGATGAAGAAGCAATGCTTCGGAATTATCGGAAATGTGGAAAGCACGGCAAAGGCATCCTGCAATTGATGGCAAAGTATGAAGCGCATACTGCAAAGCAGGAGAGAGAAGCAAAGGATCGGCACATGATTCCGTGCATCATGGCGCAAACCGTATCATGCGAAGGAATGAAATACAATTCCGGTGATACAAAGCAAAGTTTCGTGACAGAACCGGATGCCTTCTTGGGGCTTCGTGTTCCGAACAATAATTGGTCACCACGATATTGCCGGGGTGATATTGTGCTGTTCGCAAACCGTTCACCGGTGCATGGAGAACGTGCGCTGTTCGCTTGGCAAGGACAGATTTATTTCCGCAGGTATGAGGAAAAGGAAAGAGGATTTTCTCTTCACTGCATCACGGATCGGCATGAACCTTTGCAGTTCAAACGAATGGATGAAATTGAATGCCTGGGAACTGCAATAGGGGTTATACATGAATAAAATGTTATTCTGATATAGCAATAGGAGAAAATATCATGGGAAAGAAAACTGAAAAAAAGAAAAAAGTGAAGTGGTGGATGGTTGCCATTGCGCTTGTGGCTATAGGAATTTTTGCACCATCCAGTGAGGATGAAGAAGTATCGAGAGAAATGCCGACACCGGAACCGACAGTGGAAGCAACATTCACACCTGCACCAACATCCACACCGATTCCTACAGAGGAACCAACGGAAACTCCGGTGCCGGAACCAACGGTTGTTCCAGTGGATGAAGATGCTTTGAAAGAATGGGCAGAAAGCCTGGT